ATATGGACCGGGCGGTGGACGCCGGCGAATCGGTGCTCGCCGAGCTGGCGAACAGCCTGCAGGCGAAGGAAGCCCGGGTGGACACGTCGATCGCCAGGGACATCAATCCACACGCCGCGCCGGGCTCACCGCCGCCGGCCCCATCGAACACCGGGCCGGCGACAGCGCCCGCTCCGTCGAACACCGGGCGGCCCATACCGACCGTCCCGCCGAATGGCAGCCCCGGCCGCACCGGCGGCTAGCGCCGCCACGGTCCAGGCCGCCCAGTCCGGGCTGGTCACGGTAATGGCCACCGACCTGACTTCCGCCTGGGCCGGCCTCGACGTCAACAACCTCCGCCAGTCGCTCCCCAACTTCCAGCTGACGGTAGCCGGCGTGGTCCGCCGATACGGACTGGCCGCCGCCAGTCTCGCCGCCCGCTTCTACCAGCAGCAGCGCCGCTCCGCCGGAGTCACAGGACCCTTCACCGTCCGGCCGGCCCCACTGCCACCGGTCGCCCAGGTCGCCCAGACCGTCGACTGGGCCACCCAGCCGTTGTGGTCGAAAAACCCTGACGTAACGGCGGCGCAGACGAACCTGATCGCCTCAACCGAACGGCTGGTTCTTGACGTCGGCCGTCAGACGGTCACCGACAACGCCGCCCGCGACCGGCACGCCCGGGGATGGGCCAGAGTGGCCGAGCCGGGAGCCTGCGCTTTCTGTCTGATGCTCGCCACCCGCGGGGCCGTCTACAAGCAGCAGCATTCCGCCGACTTCCTGACCCACACGAACTGCCGCTGCCAGGCGGAACCGGTATTCGGCGAGTACGAGCCGCCGGCCCGGATAAGGCAAGCGCAGGCGTTGTACAAGCAGGCGACGTTCGGGCTGCGAGGCGCAGCCGCGTTGAAAGCGTTCCGCCAGGCGGTCGACGAGCACCCAGATCTCAGCCCGTGAGGTGCGGGCGAGTAACAAGCCCCAGGAGGGCACATGCCGGAAGAAGGACAGCAGCCACCGCCTGAAGGCCAGCCGGCCGGAGGCGGATCCCAGACCCCGCCGTGGGGCGACGATTTCGACGCCGAGAAGGCGTGGAACCTCGTCCAGAACCTGCGGGCCGACAAGGAGAAACTGGCCCAGCGCCCCGTCCTCGATGAGGATGCCAAACGGAAGTTGGCCGAGTACGAACGTCTCGAGCAGGCATCGAAGACGGAACTCGACCGGAAGACCGAAGAGGCGACCCGCTGGCAGTCCGAAGCGGAGAAATGGCGTTCCCGGTCGGTCTCCTCGACCATCCAGGCTTTGGCCGCCTCCGACTTCGCCGACCCGACCGACGCCGTGAACGCTCTCGACCCGGCCAAGTATCTCGATGCGGGTGGAGCGATCGACGACACCGCCATCAAGAAGGACCTCGCCGACCTGCTCGAGCGGAAACCGCACTACAAGCGGAACGGCGAACCGCCCGCGCCGCGTGTGCCCGCCCCGAACCGGGCGCAAGGTGCCAGCACCGGCACCCCGTCGGACCCGGCCGCCGAGTTCGGCGCCCTGCTGCAGTCCCGTCTCGCCCGCTGAACCCTCTGAACAGCTGTAACCCGGCAGGTCCGGCTTCTTCTGCAGTACCCGGCTGTGACGGCAGGTCCGTGACACCACACGAACCATCACTTTCACGTCAGGAGTTGCCGAAATGGCCAACCAGCTTTCATCCGTAGCACCCCTACTACTTCCCCCGACCATCACCGGTCCGATCTTCCAGAAGGCCCGCGAGACCAGCGCCGTGCAGTCGCTCGCCCAGCGGGTCCCTCTGGCTGTCAACGCCCAGACCGCCATCCCCGTCTCGATGGACGTCCCCCGTGCCGGGTGGGTCGTCGAGGGCGGCGTGAAGCCGACCGGCGGCGCCGCCACCGGCGTCAAGACGATGGTCGGCAAGAAGGTCGCCCTTCTGCTGCCCGTCTCCGAGGAGGTGGCCAACACCAACCCGGCCGGCCTGTACACCCAGCTGGAGAACAGCCTGCCGACGGCGATCGCCCGGGCGTTCGACTACGCCTGCATCCACGGCAAGGACTACGCCACCGGCGGCGCCGGCCCGTTCGCCTCCTATCTGGCGCAGACGCCGAACACGCAGGTGATCGGAGCGACATCGGCCGCCAACGGCGGTGTGTACGTCGACCTGGTGAAGGGCGAGCAGCTCGTCGTCGACGGCCCCATGTCCTACGACTTCACCGGGTTCGCCGCCGACCCCCGGCTCCGGCCCGAGCTGAAGCTGGCCGTCGACACGATCGGCCGGCCGCTCATGGTCGACTCGACCCCGAACGCCAACAGCGGCGACTCCAACCTGGGATCGCTGATCGGCTACCCCGCCGCGTACAACGCCGGCGTGTCCGGCATGTACCGGTACTCCGGCGAGAAGGTCCAGACGGTCACGATCAACGGGGCGCCGACCGGCGGCACGTTCACGCTGACCATCGGCGGCTACACCACCGCACCGATCGCCTACAACGCCTCAGCGGCGACCGTCCAGGCTGCCATCCAGGCGCTCGCCCCTGGCACCCCCTACGGTGGCAGCCCGGCGTCCTCCGCGACCGTGACAGGCACCGGCCCCTACACCGTCACCTTCGCCACCGTGGGCGCACCGATCGCGGCGGACGGGTCCGGCCTGACCGGCGGCACCAACATGTCCGTCACCACCGCCCAGGCGACCACCACCGACACCGGCCTGCGGGCCATCGGCGGCGACTGGTCACAGTGCGCCTACGGCGTCGGCATGGACATCAGCGTCAAGATCAGCAACCAGGCCTCCTACGTCGACGCCAACAGCGTCACCCACAGTGCGTTCCAGGAGAATCTGGTCCTGCTGCTCTGCGAGGCGTACTACGGCTTCGTCGTCAACGACGTCAACGCCTTCGTCGCCTACACCCACGCCACGGGCTCCTGATGGCGAAGCTCGTAACTCTCGCCAAGAAGGGCCCGCTCGGTGCGGCCGGAACCCAGGTGTGGGTCGACGACGACGCCCCCGAGGCGCAGAACGCCGCCGCAGAGCCGACGGCCGCGTCCGTCGCACAGCCGGCTCAGGACGTTGCAGCGGAAGCCCCTCCCGCGGCGTCCTGAGCCATTAACCGGAAGGTAGGTGCCGAGTGACTGTTGCTGCCGCCGATCTCGGCACCTACCTCGGGGTCACCGTTGACACCAACCGGGCGACCTATCTGATCGGGTTGGCCGTCCAGTTGTGCCAGGCGGTCGTGAACCCGCTACCCGCCGGCTCAGACGCTGTCGTCCTCGATGTCGCGGCGAGGGCTTACGGGAACCCGCAGAACGTCGCTCAGCAGACCACCGGCCCGTTCACAGCGAACTACGGGACGGTGGCCGGAGGTCTGTGGCTGACCCGCAAGAACAAGGGGACGCTCCGGCGTCTGGCCGGCGGCGGCGGAGCGTTCACCGTCGATACGACGCCCGCCACGGCCGGCCAGAACCTTCCGCCGTGGGATACCGGGGTGTGGGGCAACTCGGACGGCTACGGCGACGGGTGGGGTGCCGAAACGTGGTGACCTTCCCGTACGGGCAGCAGATCACGCTCATCACCCGCACCCGTTCCGGCCAGGACACCTACGGCAACGACATCTACACCGAGTCGTCGACGGTGGTGACCGGGGCGTTCAACCCGGGCACCTCGGTCGAGCTCGTACAAGGCCAGGACCTTCTCACCGTCCAGCCGACCATCTACCTGCCCCCCGACGTTCAGCCCCAAGCGATCGACGCTGTCGAGGTCGACGGCCTGCGCTTCGATGTGGACGGTGACACCAACGTGTGGCAGTCGCCGTTCACCGGCTGGCAGCCCGGCAACGTCGTCAAGTTGAAGCGGGTAACCGGATGACCGCCAACTTCGAAGGCGACTACCGGGGCATCGGCGAGATGCTCTGCTCCGAGGAGATGCAGGCCGAGATGCACCGCCGGGCTGACAAGATCGTGGTAGCAGCTGAGGCCGACGCACCGGTCGGCCCGGCCAGCGACCCGCACCGCGGCCGCTACAAGGCGTCGTTCACGGTCGGTTCCGGCGTGCAGGAAGGCAAGACCCGTCGGGCGTACGGCCGGGTGACCAACGACGCCCCCGAGGCGATCTACGTCGAATACGGCAACAAGAACACCGACGCTCATCACACGCTTGGTCGTGCGTTGGACGCCGCGAAGGACTGAACCCGTCAAAGAGCCGCTGTACGCGGCAGAGAGGTGGTAACCCCATGTCAGATATCCAGCCGAACCCCGACCAGACCCAGGTACAGCCGGCACCCCCTCCGGCTCCTGAGCAGACCCCGCCCCCGGCCCAAGCACCGGAGCAGAACCCTGTCCAGCCGGCGCCAGCCTCGCCCGAGCCGGCCTCGCCGGAGCCGGCCCCCGAAGCGCCCGCTCCGGTTCCTGCAGAGCCCCAGCCCGCCACACCGGAACCCGAGGCCCCTGCGCCCGTTGAGCAGCCGCAGCCGCAGGT